GCAGCGCCACCAACCAACTTGTTGCACGTTAAGGAGAAACGGCATGAATATCTCAGTCAGATTGCGTGGCAAGGTTTGGCAGGCAAGGGTGAGGTATCGTGGAGCAGATGGGTTTATCCATGAGAAGCATCATTCTTTGAGTGCTCCATCGGATAAAACTGGTCGAGGAAAAAAGACCGCCATGCTTGAGGCTGAGAAATGGGTTAAGGATGCGGGGTTTGTTGAGATTGTTGAAGAGAGTCAAGCAACAAGGCTTGATTGCTCGGCGTACACATACTGTCTCAATTACTTTAAGAGCCTTGTAGCCACTCAACAAATTGAACGCCGTACATATACGTCTTATAAGAATAGTATTCGATACATAGATCTCTTCTTTGGTGAGAAACGCTTACAGGACATTACTATCACAGACGTTGAGATGTATGTGTCCTGGCTTTACGACTCCAACTACTCAGCCAATACCATTAAGAAAGCTTTTAATGGCTTACGTCAATGTACACGTCATGCTGTAGCGATTAGAGATCTGCAATATGACCCCTGTGCGTCAATCAAGGCTCCTAGGGGCCAGCTTGCGACGCCAAATCCTTTGGACGAACCTTCCCGCAAGAAGCTTCAAGTTATGCTTGCTGCTCTAGAGCTTTCTCCCATGGTTATTGCAACGTATTTGGCGTACTTTACTGGTATGAGACGTGAGGAGTGCTGCGGGCTTCAGTGGAAGGATATAAAGCTCAAAGCTGAGGACGTCACAGCACACCTGTGCCGCGCTATTTCGTATGATGGCGGTAAGACCTACATTAAAGGCTTAAAGAACGGTAAAACCAGAACGGTACCTGTCCCAGCACCACTCGTAGACATTCTTAAGCAATGGCGTTCTAAATACATCGAGGACTGTATGTTAATGGGAATTGCGTTTAATGAAGAAATGTATGTCCTTGGAGACTTCTCAGGCGAGTATCTCAGGCCAGAGCGAGTCACAGCTTGGTGGAAGAGACACTCAGAAGAATGGGGGCTTCTAGGTACGCAGGGGAGAAGACCAGTCTTTCACGATCTACGTCACACGTATGCAACGATTGCAGTCAGGACCATGGATATCAAGAGTGCTCAAGATATTCTTGGACATAGTAACATTAATATGACGATGCGCTATGCAGATACAGACATGGAACAGATTCAGAGAGCTGGCAGAGCTATCGGAGAAGCTCTTAATGACGCGCACAAAGATGGCGCAGAAGTCCTGCAGCTACGTCGAGCGGTATAAAAAGAGGAGCACAAAGCTCCTCTTTTTTTGTTTTACTCTTCTTCAGACGCAGCTTTCGACTTTGTAGCGGGTTTCTTGCGCTCATCCTTTTTCATTTTTGCAATTGCCTTGCGGCTGTCATCCGTTACCTTCTCGGGCAAGAACAGGCGTGACACCAGCGCTTCTGCGATTTCTGAATTTTTAAGGTTCTGACCCGTGGTGTTCTTGATAGCAACTCGCAGCTTATTAATGACTTCGATTGAGATGATATGGTCTGCAAGATTCTCTCCAGAAAGGGCAATGCGTCTCTGATAATAGTCATCAATCTCATTCTTACGATGTGCTTCTTCAGAGAGCAGGTAAAGCAGATCTGTTTTCTACGCTGGGGCTGTTTCCTTGTCGGAGATGGTAACTCTAAACACCAGCTTTGTGACGGGGATTTTTCCTTCAAGCTTAGTGCGATAGACCTGCCAGTCATCACCGTTGGTAAGAATAATCCAGTCAATACCCTCATCGACAGCATATTGACGCGCTTGATTAAGGTGTGTTTCCTTGAGCTTAAGGCCAATCTGCTTAACCTCAACGACAAATACCTCTTCATCCGATGTTCTAACGACATAGTCTGCAAAGCGAGAGCCAATCATCTGCTCAGCTGTGACATTGTCAAACCTATCCCAGCCGAGATATTCACACAGGATGTCTGAGACAATCTTACGAGTGTCAGCTTCTTTGAAGTCTTCAGCGCGTCCCTTTTCGACAATTGTTGTCATGCGTCTCAAACCTTTTTTGATGCGGTCTCTTGCCTTGTCTTGGTAAACAGCCATTTCCCAAACCCTTTCACAATTCCTTCAAACTTTTATATATCGGACTCAGTTTTTGTCCGGTGTTACCACTAGATTGGAACGTGCGTTCCTTGAGAACTAAATCATTTTGACTTCTTCAATTCTTCAATAGCTGAAGCCGTGTCTTTGAGCTGAGCAATCAGAGCATCAATTTGTTTCTCGTTTTCATGTTGCTCTTTTGTGGCTTCCCAGCCAGAAAGCTCGTCAAGGGTGCAATTGAGAACCTTTGTTATTTTTCTTGCTGATCCAAGAGTTACTGGTGTTATCTCTCTTTCCCAGTTGCTAACAATTTGCTTTGTGACTCCGAGTTTTTCCGCAAGCTCATCCTGCGTCAACCCTCTTGACTTACGTATTTCTTTGAGCATCAGCTTGTATCTACTCATGAACACCACCTTTCAACTGCAGTGTACACATATTCTACACAAAATCACAATATTTCTGAATAATACTTTTGAAAATAGCAAATATTGTTATACTAAGCACAACAAAATAACAAATTTTGTTATTTTTGAACCTTGAAAATCGCATAAACAAACGAAATCGCTCTTCAGTCATCATGCGCGACTTGTTTTATCTCTGCGATTTTTTGATTGGAGGAATTATGGAAATTAAAGACTCTATTGCAGTACGTCTTCGAGTAGCAATGGCGTCTAACGGCGTTTCAGCTCGTGAGCTTGCTGCAAAAACTGGCATCTCAGAAACAACCATTTACAAAGCAAGCAAAGAAGTCAATGACAAAAAGACCAGCTTGAGAACAATCAGAATCCTTGCTGATGCATTGAATGTCTCTACTCAATGGCTTGCATGTCTGTAGTAATAAATGCCAATACCTCAAAATACTGGCTCAGCTTGGTCATACCATTGGGAGCCAAAGGTCGAGCATAAGCTCGAACCAGAAAAAGCCAAGGCACCACATACCACAATATCTCACATTGAGGGAGCATCACTAATAAAGAGTTGTTTTAACGATGCTTTTTACGTCAAAGAAGATAGCGGGAACCTTTGGTTTCTTGGTAGTTTTGAAACGCTTCAAGAAGCAAATGAAGCGTTTGAAACGTGGTCAAAATGCCATTAAAAAAGAAGAGCCCTCCTCACGCGGCAACGTGGGAGAGCGTGTCCAAAAACAGTAGAAAGGCTGATTAAATGGACAATACAAGTATACAGGTTTTTAGTTCTCAAGAATTTGGAGAACTCAGAGCCCTTAAAGGATCTGATGGAGAACCTTGGTTCGTTGCTAAAGATGTGTGCGACTTCCTAGAGATTACAAATAGGAATCGAGCAATGCAGCGTCTCGACGATGACGAAAAGGGGGGTACGCATATGTACACCCCCGGCGGGAAACAAGAAGTACGGCTAATCAGTGAAGCCGGTTTTTATAACTTGCTGTTTTTGTTTGAACCAACAAAAGCAAACAAAGCCACTCGCGAACAGCTTCTTGCGTGGGAGACAAAAGTTGAGCGCATAAAGCGTTTTAAGCGCTGGGTTACACATGACGTCCTTCCCGCAATTAGACAAAGCGGCGGCTACATCGCCACAGACGGCTCAGAGAGCAATGAAGACCTTCTCGCTCGTGCGGTCCTAGTTGCCAATGAAGCTATTCAACGCAAGGATGCTCAACTTAAAGAGCAGCAACGAAAGCTCTACGAGAAAGATACAACCATCATCGAGCAGGGCGCAAAAATTGACGAGCTTGCTCCAAAAGCAGGCGTGTATGACACGGTTATCAACGTCAAGGGCACGATGACGATTACGGATGCCGCTCGCTATCTCGCACAGTATGACCCCCTCATGAATCGCAAACGTCTCTTTGCGCTTCTCCGCGCTGATGGAATGATTTGCCAGGGGAGCAATGCTCCAACTAAGCGAGGAATCGAAACAGGTAGATTCGTGCAGATCATGAGCACCCGCCGAGACGGCAAGTCTAATGAGCCTTATGCCAGGATGACGCAGAAAGGCTTTGACTGGTGCGTTACCGCTTACTGCACAGCTCCACTCATTGATTAGCTTTTATGGAGAGCTTGCGAAACACTGAGCTTATTACCGTTGAACAGGCTTCTCAACTTCTCGGCATCCCAGTCTCCACGATGCGCAAGATGTGCGCTCGAGGGGAGGTGTATGCCAAGAAAGCCGGTAAACGGTGGCTCATTAATAAACGTATTCTCTTAAGCCTCTATGGCTTGCATTTTAAGGAATAACCCATGAAAAAAAGAATAATTCTTGTGACTCTTCTGCCATTGCCGGTCTACTTCACGGCGGACTGCTTGGGCATTTTTGAGCCGCATAACGTGGCATATCTGATGGCTTTCAGATATGCCCTAATCGCATATGGACTTGTTGGAGCTTTGGCCGTCTGGCTCAAAGACAAAGAGAAAGAGGTTTGCAATGCTAACTAAAGAAGAGCGTGCAGCAATCGCTGGGAGGTTGAGGAGCACTTATTACATTACCAACTCAACACTCTTTAAGGCTCTCACAGGGGAAGAAGAACTAATCGAAAATGACCAGGTTAAAGAGCTTTGTGTGATAGGCAGGGTTATTTTTGACCTCTGCGACACATCAAACATGATTGAGCTACCGCTGGATAAAGACGGGGAGGTTATCCATGCTGGAGACACAGTATATGTCGGTGACAGAGAGTTTACAGTAAATGGCTTTATATTTAATGACAATGGCGTAACGGTCCGCGTGGTACACACGAAACTGTCCGCTCTCAATTTCTATAAGTCAAACGAACTTACCCACAAGAAGACAGTAACAATCACATCGCTTGTCGGCGAGATTAGGCGTACCCTAAGCCAAAACACAATTATGAACAAAGAAACGACAGCGAAGCTGTGGGAAATCACCGACCAAATAGAAATGCTAGGTGATACCGATGACTAACCGTCAAGAAGTAGCAGAGAAGCTACGAGAGAGCGGGAAATGGTTAGACAGTGGAGATACAGGCTCTATACGTGAAGCCTTTTATTTAATCGACCAGGACATAGAAGCCCCGCAGGGTAGAGAGTTTGCACCATTCTTCAACCGTCTAGCTGACCTCATAGACCCTACATGCGACGTGGAAGAAGTGACAGAAGACGATAAGACTCTTTACGTCTGTTCTAATTGTGGGAACTTCAAGTGTACAAATAGACAATCGGTAGATGCATTCAATTATTGCCCTGTATGTGGCGCAAGGGTGGTGCGTCGTAATGACAAAGTGTGATTATCGAGACATTAAAGAGTTAAAGAGCTATGTATATGACCCGGATACAAGCACGGGAGATTATGAGTTCTGTCCAAATTGTGCTGTTTCATTCAAGACGTCGAACATTGAAGTTGTTGATATGCAAGACGGCGATTGTGATTACGGTATTTGTCCTCATTGCGGCGTTCTTCTCAAATTGTACCTAGTGCCAACGTATTATTTCGACCCTGTAATCTGCTCTGTTGAAGAATTTGAGAAGGAAGCGTGCGTTAAGTTAAGTGAGGAGGGTCAGTGATGGATCCTGTTGAGAAAGCTGTTGACCTCATCAAGCGTTACGCCTTATTGGCATATTTGAGCAATGGAAAATGCCTCGGCTCCGATATTAAGGGCAAACGAGTGTACCTTTCTGGGCCAATCACTAACACAAAGAATTACAAAGGATTGTTTATGTTTGCTGAAGAGCTCGCTGCGCTTGGCGATGCTGAGCAGATCTATAACCCAGCAGCGCAAATTTCTACAAGTTCTAGCTGGGAACAGGCAATGCATCGATGCCTTTCAGAAATTACTAATTACGACACGATAGTGATGTTGCCCGGCTGGAATGTCTCTCGTGGAGCAAGACTTGAGAGTGATGTTGCACTTGCCTGTGGAATACATGTTGTTAATCTCAGTGAAAACAAGATTATTAATGGCCTTTATAACTCGCTTAAAGAGACCCTTGAAAAACCCTTATAAGCAACCTTACAAATAGAAAGGAGGTCCATATGGGTGCTGCAGATATTATTGTTCTAGTTTTTTGTATTCTCGCTGGTATTGCTTTTGCTTTTAGCGATTAAATTTTTATTTATTTTTAATTCCCCATTTTTTACAACCAAATAGAAAGGTTCACCCATGAAGAAACTTCTTCAATGGCTAGCTATCTGCGTCTTTGCGGCGCTGGTATTTGTTCCAGCATTTGCACAAGCGCAAACCGTGCCGACCACGATTACCAGTTTCAAAGTCACCGACAAAAACAAGCAGGACTTAACCTCTGCGTTTACCAACCAAGACATCTACTTGACAGCGTCTTGGCAAGCTCAAGGCGAAGTCCACGAGGGCGATACATTCTCGCTGGGTATTCCCGACATTCTCGACTTCCCTGCAACAAACGCAGCAAGCTTCGATATTTACGCACCCGACGGCAATGTCATGGCAACCGCTCAAGTAACACCGGGACGCGTCACGATCACTTACACGTCATGGGTTGAAGGCAAAGACCATGTACAAGGTACGCTTTGGCTCGCAGCACACGTCAAAGCCGACGCAGCGGCAGGCACAACCACACTAAGGCTTATCGATGAAGCTACGGGGCAGGTTGTCGAGACCAGCTTCGAGACACGCCACTACGGCATTATCCAGCACGAAGTCATTGCGAAGTGGGGCGTCAAAACCGACCACGGAACAGTTGAGTGGTCAGTACGACTCAACCACGCAGCGGAGTCACTTACTAACGTTGTACTGGAGGATACAGCGCAGCCTGGCACACGCATTATTCCTGGCTCATTCCGCTTATACCGCGTTCATATGGACGCATACAGCAACATTGACCCTACAAGCTGGGTGCGCGTGAGCGTTCCCGAGCCAACCATTAACGGAAACAGCTTTACTTGGGACTTGTCGAGTGTTGATTTCCAAGGCGTTCAATACTTCATGTACTACGAGACCGAGGGAACAGAGACAACCTCGAACGCAATTCAGCTCAAGAGCCGCGAGACCACGCAGGGCTCACGCTATCAGTTTGTTAGCCAGGACAGCGGCGGCAACGGTAACGGTGATAATCGACCGCAACCAACAGAACCGGAGACTCCGCCTACTCCAGAGCCAACACCAGAGCCTAATCCAGGACCACAGCCACAGCCTACTCCACAGGACGCAGACCCAGAGCCACAGCCTGAGCCAGCAAAGCCAGTGAAGAAGGTAAAGAAGAAGGTTGTACTACCTGCAACTGGTGATACCCAAAACGTTGCAGTTGTTGCTGGCGTTGGAGTTATCGCAATTGTAGTTGCGCTGGTAATGAGCATGCCACTAAGGAGAGACTAATGAACCCTAAAGAAGCAGAAGACAGAGAGCGTCTCGAGAAAATGACGATGAAAGAGATCAAGGCAGTCGCAAAGGACGAAGGTATCACTCTTGGATATGACGGCTCAAGAAAAGCGAATGCAATTGGCTTGATTCTTGAGTGGAGACGCTTCAAAGGCTGCTACATGGAGCGTTACTAATGAATCGCTCAATAAAAGTTCGACTAAATTCGAACGGTATTTGGTGCTGTCGCCTGTATCTTGGAAGAAACCTTAAAGGCAAAATCATTCAGCCTTATGCGAGTTTCCCTGCAGCAAAGACGCAGAAAGAAGCTGAAGAATTAGCTAATATGTGGGCTTCACATATTACGTCTGACGGAAAAGTTAAAAGCACACAGCTTACTGACTTGCTTCTTGAATATGTGTCGATTAAGCGAAGAAACGGCGCGAGCCCTAACACCACAAGGCAGCATGAAGGCTTTATTAGAAACCATATCAACGGACGGCTTGGTAAAGAGGATGTAAGGAGTGTTACGTCCTCTTTACTTACTTCTTTTGAGCAGGATCTATTGAAGAAAGGGCTGTCCCGAAACAGCGTAATTAACCTGCATCAGTTCTTGAGAGGTGCTTACAATTACTTTGTTTCTGCTGGAATATGCGACTATAACCCGCTTATTAACGTGGCCAAGCCGTCCAGGGAAGTACATGAAGCTGTTTCCATTGAAGAATGGGGTTTTGCTGGAATAAGTACTCTTATTAATTCCAGAATTACCACAGCTATTCAAGAGGATGAGTTTAATTCCCGTGTTGTTTACGCATTTGCTGCCTGGCTTTCATTGGTAACTGGTATGCGCTGTGGTGAGGTCTGCGCTATTAGATACAGTGATGTAAACATGCTATATAAGCATATCCACGTTTCTGGTACCGTCATTGAGGAATCTTACAGAAAGCCATACAGGCGAGAATCAACAAAGGGCAAGAGATCAAGAAACATAGCCATTACTGACTCGGACATCAGTTTTATTAGTGACTATATGAAGCTTCAGAAAGCTCATATTGGCTTTGTAGAGTCTTCTACACCGTTAATTAGTCTTGATGGCTCTTACATGCGACCTACGAGCGTCTCGAGGTCATTTACACGTATGAGACGCACTCTCCAGCTACCTCAAGGCATCACCTTCCACTCACTCAGACATACTCACGCGTCTTGGTGTTTGGCAAGTGGCGTTGACTTAAAGACTCTTTCAGAGCGTCTTGGACATGCTGACCCAGCAACGACATTGAGAATCTATTCCCATTTGCTTCCTGGACGTGACATGGGAGCGGCAGAAGCTTTTGGAGACGCTCTAAGGACCATTGAACAAAGAGACTTTTAATCGTTCCGTGTCTTAACCGCTTGTTGCAATTTGTTGCAATTAGCAATTTTCAATCAAGTTGAAATCTATCAAAAACGTTCATTCAACTTGGAAATTCTTTTTATCCCTTAGTGAGTGCTAGATAAGAAGTAATTATCAGACAATTAGAGAAAGGCAGATATTAGCATGGCTAT